AAGTATGGATTTTTTCAAACTGAAAAATATTTTAAACATATCGAAGATGAAATAAGAAAAGATTTTACTTTTAAAAAGGATTGGTTAGAACCATGTAAAGAATGTTTCGGAGACGATGAATATATTGGACTTCATATACGCAGAACTGATTATGTTCAAAAGCAAAGTTATCATCCATTATGTACATTAGATTATTATGAAAGAGCATTAAAAAAACTTCCAAACATTCCAGTAATAATTGTATCCGATGATCCAGAATGGTGTGGTGATCAAGAGTTATTCAAACCAGATAGATTCTTAATTTCAGATTCTGGTAATAACATAGTTGATATGTGTATACTATCTTTATGTAAATATCATGTTATCGCAAACTCATCATTCTCTTGGTGGGGTGCATGGTTAGCAGAAAGTGAAAAAGTAATTGCTCCAAAAGTTTGGTTTGGATCTCAAGCTAATCTAGACGACAATGATCTTGTTCCACAACACTGGGAGAGAACCTAATGCCAAGATTTAGTATAGTTATTCCAACACATGATCGGGGAGAAAATGGCCCTAAATGGATGAGAGAACTACTCGATTCATTAAAGATACAAACCTTCCAAGACTTTGATATAGTTGTTCCAGATCAAAGTAAAAATGATAAAATTTTAGATACGTGTAAGGAGTATTCTGAGGATTTTGAATTCACTTACATTCGATATAAAGGAGAGGTTCCTTGTGAAAATATTAACATAGGACTTAGAGAGTGTACAGGTGAGATTGTAAAAATAATATTCTCTGATGATGTAGTTGTAGATGAAAATGCTTTACAAATAATTAATGATGCTTACATATCTACAAATTGTAAATGGGCTTTTAGTGGTTTTTGTGGAACTAAGGATGGTAAAAATACACATGATCATCGTATTCCTCGATGGACAGAACACACTCTTGATGGACGTAATTTATTAAGTAGTCCATCAGTGGTTTCTTTTCTAAATGAGTGTAAAGTTGAGTTTGATGAAAATTTAAAACTACTATTGGACGTGGATTTTTATCATCGAATAAGAATGAATCATGGGCATCCACATATAATACCAGAAGTATTGGTTGCAAATCGAGAACATGATGATAGAATAAGTAGTAATGCCACTTCCAAATATGATTGTGTTGTGGAACATCCAGAGGGTGGATGGTTAATGAACAGTAAAGAATTACAATACGTTAGAGAAAAGTATCCTAACTTCTTTCCTCATAGAAAATATCCTGATGAAAACTGATTTATCTCAAGCTACTTTTATTATTCCAATAAGGATTGAATCCCCTGATCGTCTTAGAAATGTTATAACGATTACAGCATTTTTAGTAGAAAATTTTGATACTAATATAATAGTCAAAGAAGTTGATTCTAAATCAGTATTTCAAGAACAAGCAATGCCGATATTAGAGGAGATTGTAGAGGGTGATATATGGAAAAATTTTAATTTTATTTTTGAAAGAAGTGATAAACCTTTGTTTCATAGACAGAGAGTTTTGAATGAAATGATAATGGAAGCAGATACAGATATAGTCGTTAATTATGATTGTGATGTAATACTTCCAAAGGAATCATACAAAAGTGCATATGATAGTATAGTTGATGGTGAGTGTGATGTTGTATATCCTTATGGTCAAGGAATGTATCAGAAACAGGTGTTAGCCACAGATGAAGTTGTTTCTAATTTTCTAGATAAAACTGATTACTCACATTTAGATTCTGTTTCTAAAACTCATACATCAGACTTTGGTTGGGCACAATTTTTTAAGAAGCGAGTTTACATTGATGGTGGAATGGAAAATGAAAACTTTAGAGCATATGCACCAGAAGATAAGGAAAGGTTTTACAGATTCAAAACTTTAGGTTATAATATAGGAAGAATTAATAATTATGTTTATCACTTGGAGCATGCAAGAGGAGAAAACTCATGGTTCTCAAATCCACATATGAAATCTAATATGTCAGAGTGGGAAAAAATTGAGAAGATGAATAAAGAAAGTCTTTTAAAATATTATTCACAACAAGATTATTTGAGGAAGTACAACAAATGAAAGCATTAGTCACTGGACATCATGGATTTATAGGAAGTCATGTTTATGAACATCTATTATCACATGGACATGAAGTTGATGGATATGATCGACCCCATGATTTGGGAGATTTTAAAACAAATAAAATTTACGATGTAGTCATTCATCTTGCAGCAAATGCTGCCATACGTGAAGCAGTTAAAGATCCTGATATATTCTGGGAAAATAATGTTGTAAAATCACAACCAATATTTGATTACTGTAGAAAGAATAATGTTAGATGTTTATATGCAAGTTCTGCAGCTGTTTATGAATGGTGGATAAATGCATATGCAATATCTAAGAAAGTAAATGAAATACAAGCACCACCTAATAGTGTGGGTATGAGATTCTTTAATGTATGGGCAGAGAAAGTTAGTCGTAGTGACATGATATATCGTATGTTAGAAGAAAAAACTGTAACTTATCTGACAAGACATAAAAGAGATTGGATTCATGTTAATGATATTGTAACTGCTATTGCAACTTTGATTCCAAGCAGTTATACTGGAGTATTGGATGTTGGCACAGGAAATCCTGTATCAGTTATCGACCTTGCAACTAAAATGGGAATGGGACACTTACCTATCAAAGAAGACACACCAGGTGAAAGAGAAACTACCTGTGCTGATATTTCACAATTAATGGAACTTGGTTGGGTTCCAACAATCGACATTCTTGATTAATATGGACAAAAACAAAGCAGCTTTTAAATTAAAAGGTATACCACCAGTTTATTGTATCAACTTAGATGGTGAACCAGAAAGATGGTTTTATATGGAAACTCAATTTAAGTATTGGGAGATTGAAAACTATACACGTATCTCTGCATATGATGGTCGTGAAGATGATTTAAGTGATATTATAAAAGGAAAGTATCCAGATAATATGAATTCTGGTGAGGTTGGATGTGTAACATCTCATCTGAAGGCTATGAAAGAGTTTCTCAAAACAGATGAACCATATGCCTTTATCATTGAAGATGATTGTGATTTTGATCCTGTGGGGCATTGGCCATTTACTTGGAGAGATGTGATGTCAAAGATTCCTTATGACTTTGATGTATTTCAAACTGCAATTATAAATCCTGGTGCATTGTTTATTAGAATGCATAAAAGATTCGTCAATGATTTCTCTACTGCATCATATGTAATTACTCGTCATCATGCAGAGAAACTTGTAAGATTGCATTGTCGTGATGATAAGTATAAACTCGATCAAGGATCAAAACCAAGAGCTGTAGCAGATGATTTAATATACAATTCAGGAAATACTTATGCAATGCCATTACTTTTGTATAAAATTCAAATGGGATCATCAATACATGGTGAACATGTAGAGGTATTTCATCGTAGTAGTCATAATGGACTTACAAATTTTTGGGAGAATGATTCAAACAAAATTGGTGATTGGAATGAATTATTTGACTATGATCCATATCTTGGAAGACTCCCTCCCGAAAACAAATAGTTTAATTTCGTAACACTTGACACATTCTTAACCTTGTGTTAAACTAAATATCATTACATAACAAAGGGATCGAAAGATCGTGCCCCTACGGAATGTAAGAATCTTTATGTCGAAAGATTTTCCATCCGCAGGGGTTTTCTCTTGCGAGATACTATAAAACAAAAATGTCTATTAAGTCTACAATCGCAGCAGCTGCTGCATCTCCATTCCTATTCGCAGGTGCTGCATTTGCAGGCCCATACGTCAATTTGGAAGCAACTGGTTCATATCCTGATGGTGCCCCAACAGTAACTCACACAGAAGCTGCTGATGAGTTCGGTGATGTAGAATTCATCGGTTATGTTGGTGGTTCATATGATAAGTTCTATGGCGAATTATCTGCTGTAACTGCAGAAGATGATATTGACTGGGGTGCAAAAGCAGGTGTTAAGTTCACATTCTAAATAGTGCTGAGACCTTTCGTGCGGTCTCTACACGGAACTACTCTAGACCCCTTCGGGGGTCTTTTTTATGTCTGGAAATCCAAACAATAAATATTGTTACAGGAGGTAAAGACAAATGTTACACTTATTAGGTAAAGGACAAGCACCAGAATGGGACGAAGAGAAGC